CACAGGTCGGGGTCTTCTTCCATCGGCCCGCCCACGCCGCCGCCGAACATCACGCAATAGGCCGCTTTGCCACGGAACGGCGCGCTATTCACCCATCCGCTGTAGTCGCCGAGGATCGAGGCGTAGGTGAATCCGAAATCGGCAAGGAGAAGTTGGTGGGTTTCGGTCCACTTGAAAGCGCGGTCGGGCACATCGACGCCCTCGACCTCGCCGTCTTCCTTCCAGCCGATCATGCCGTTGTGCTGCTCGACCGTGCCGCCGCTGGCCACATAGCTGCCGACGTGCTGCTTCCCATGCGTGACATGCTTTGTGCCTCCGGTCGTGTCGAACGCCCACTTGAAGTTGCCGGCTTTCGGCTCCTTGTTGGGAGACGTGCCGTAGGCGACGTCCACTTCATAGATGAGCGGACCTTTCTCGGTCAAATCGACGCTGCTGCGGAACAAGTTGCCGAACAGCACGGGCGTGTAGGCTTTGGCCAGCGCGTAGGCGGTGATGCGGTTGGCCAACGCGGCATCGCCGGCGCTGCCGGTCAACAGGTACTTGAGTTTGACCGAGCCGGTCTCGATGACTGCCGTGTTGGGGATTTCGTCGAATCGGATGGCCATGCGCTAACCCTTCATCGTAAGCGGGACTTGGTTCTTCTCGATGTTCTTCAGCACCGTGGTTTGGTCACCGATGAACTTGAAGGTCTTTTCGCAGGCCCTGGCAATTCGCTCCTGCACGCCACCGCCCATGCCCATAGCCGCCGAGGCCGAAAACGTGACCGTGGTGGCTGCGGCCTTCGCCGCCTTTAGCCCTTCAAGGTCGGGTGGCTCGAATACGGGCTTGTTGGTTCCACCCTGCCCCTCTTCGGCTTTCTTCTGCGACTCCTTGGCCGCTGCCACGGCGGCGTCACGGGCCTTGATGGCGTCGTCGAGTTCCTTTTGCTTGGCGGCGATCGCCGCGGCCCTGGCGTCATCGGACGCGCGCTTGTCCTCGGCAAGGTTCTTCTGTTGGGCCTGCCGATCAGCCTCAATCTGCCCCCGCTCTGCGACGAGGCCAGCATTTCGGTTGGCAACTCGTTGGGGCGTCGCCTTTGCCTCATCCTGCATCACTTGGTCCATTTGCTTGGCAAAATCGTCGCCCATAACCAAGCCGACCGCCTTCGTTGTGATCGCGCGGTAGATGGGGCTGCGGTATAGCGTGGCGCTCCATTCGTCCCACATATTCGCCATGCTCGTCATTGCTCCGGCCCACGCGGACTTGATGGCAGCCACGGCGTCGAGCATGAAGGAGGCGATCTTGTTGGTGATCCCCGACCAGATCGACAAGAAACCTTGCCACGTCTCTTGCAGCCACGTGGTGACCCGCGTCCATTCCAGGGTGATCGTGGCGGTTACTACCTTGATAGCCGCCCGGATGTCACCGGCCGCCAGGGCGTCGGTGATCCCGCCCCAGGCGGTCATCACGTCACCAACCACCGTCGAGATCATCGCGCGAATACCATCCGCGAAACCAGCAATAGCGTTGCCGACCGCCTGGACGGGGGCGGTGTTGCGGGCCAGATAGATCAGGGCGGCGCCGATAGCCGTGATGGCCACGCCGATCGCCAGCGCCGGGCTGATCGTCATGCCCAAAATGCCAATGAGCAACTGGACGCCGCCGGCAGCCCACATAATGAAGCTGTGCAAGCCGCCCAGGAGCGCTCCAACGCCCATGATGGCCTTACCGAAGACGAAGAGGCCGGCCCCGGCGGCAGCCACGCCGGCCGCAACCTTCATTACGGTGATGATGAGGCCGGCATTGTCGGTGGCCCACTGCTTCACCTGAAGGACCGCGTTGGTGGCGGCGCGGACGAACTGGGTCAGGGCCGGGGCCAACGATGCCATGATGCCGTTGCCGGCGCCGAGGACCGTTTTCTTCAGGTCGTCCAGGGCATCGCCCAGAGCGTCGGCCGCTGCGGCGTTCTCCCCACTCATCACAAGCCCAAGTTCCTGCGCACGCTCACGCAGGGCCTTCAGGTCGGAAATCATCGGCAGGAGCTTCGTCCCCGTCTTCCCGAAGATTTCCATCGCCGCCGCGGCCTGCTGCGTGGGGTCTTTGATGGCCGCCAACCTGGAGGCGATCACCTCGAACTGCTTGTCGGGCGAAAGCCCGCGCAGTTCGTCGATAGTCACGCCAAGATGCGCGAGGGCCTTTGTGCCTGCCTCGCCGCCCTCTGCGGCGTCGCCAATGGCCTTTTGCATCTTCCGCACGGCCGTTTCGACATCCTCCATTTCCGCCCCGGTCTGGCCGGCGGCGTAGCCGAGTTCCGAAAGGGCTTCGGTCGTCATGCCCGTTCGGGCGGACATGTCGTTCAGAGCGGACCCGGTATGCTCGAACCGGGCTGCCATCGCCACGAAAGGGGCGATAGCGGCCGTGCCCAGGCCCATCATCCACTTGCCCACCACGGCGATGCCGTTGCCAAAGTCTCGCAACCGCTTTTGGGCGTCGGCCAGGCCCTTCATCAGGGCCGAGTTCTTGACGTACATCTCGACGAAGGCCCGGCCCGCGCGAATGTCGCCACCAGAAACGGCCATAAGTCACCTCGTTTGCCTGCCGGCATGAATCTTCTCAAGAACCTTGGGATCGTAGGGCACGGCCACCGTGGCGGCGATCGACGCCGCCTCGACGGCCCGCATGGGGTGGAAATCGTTGGGCAAATAGGGGGCTGGGTGGCTTTCGTGGTCCCGGTGCGGCTCGGCCAGGAGCGAGGCCAGCGCGGCGGTCCGGTCCCACGCGCCCAGCGCCATCCACCACAACTCGCGCAGCGTCTTCCCATCGGGATCGACGCCGCCGACTTGTCCGGCTAATTCGTAGGCGAACTCAACCGCGTCAAAGCGGCTTCCACTTCCGCCTCCAGCCGCGTTTGCATCGCCTCCTGGAACCTCGCCTCCAGGGCCGGATCGTTCAGTTTGGCCAGAGCAAGATCGGTCGCCTTCTCGCGCACGCTCAGCGCTTTCGCGTTTGCTTCGCGCAGCAGCAATCTCCTCCGGCCGGGGAAAAAATCCACGATGGCCTCCAGGAGCGCCGACACGGCCGCCTCGATCGGGTCACCAACGAGGGCGCGGCCGAAATCCTCGGCCGACACGTCGCGGCCCTTGGCCTGATCGGCGCACATGAGCCACAGGAGGTCCACAAGCAGGACCGGATCGTCGGCCAGCCGGTCCATCGTGGCTTGGCTCGGGTCGGCAAGATCGACTTTCAACTCCGACCGCACCCGCTTGATGACGCCGGTCGTCACCTCCAGGGTCCAATCCCGCTGCTTGGCATCGGCGAACTTCGTCATGGCGTGGCGTCCTCCCCGGAGAGCAGGTTCAACACGCCAGCCGTCGTGGTTCCGTTGCTGACAAAGCACACGGTGATCGGGTTGCCGGTCAGCGGACTCGGCTCTCCGCTGCTGACCGCGTAGGTCCACGGCTGGAGGGCCTGCAATTCCTTGTCCTTGATGGTCGCCCCGGCGGCGTCCTCAAAGTGCAGGTGAGAGCGCTTGTCGCAGTCGGCGACCCACAACTGGACGTTGTCGCCGTCGATGGCTGTGTTGATCTGCTGATGCTTGCAGACGACGATGTTCGCGGTGGCCGAGGCCGGGAAATCCGTGCCGCTGCCGCCATCGAGCGAAAGGGCGTTGACGGAAATCGTACCGTCCACGTCGTACCGCATCCCTCCTTCCCAATACACGTCGAACTTGCCGTTCGTGTAGCCGTGGCCGGCCGGCAGATTGCAGGCGGCCGTGTTGGCATCCGTCTTGACCCAATCCGTGACAGCCTTGCCGGCCAGCAAGGGGATGTCAACGTAGGGATTGGGATGGTCGAATGTCTGGGTAATCGTTCGCTGGACCGTCACGCCGCCGATGCTGGCGACGATCGCCAAAGTTCCTTGTGGCATGATCGCTTATCCTTTCTGGTTCAGACGTAGAGTTGGGCGGTGCGGCCGGCCTCGTCGGTCGGCTCGGCCGTGAATTGGAACGTCTGCTCGCCGCCGTGCGGCTCGCCCTTCTTGCCGGTCAACGTGGCGTCGAAATCAGGCCCCTTGCCGCCGGCGTAATCCTTGCCCCTGATCGACACGGGCGTGCCATTGGCCAGCGCAGCCATCAGCGCGGCATAAGCCGCCGCCCCTACGCCGCTGTTCTTGATGGTCATCGTGAACTCCAGCGAGAGCACGCGCTCAACCACGCGCTGGTGGCGGATCGGCGGCGCGGTGCCATCGCCTCGAACCGTCGTCGGCGCTTTCTGGTGATCGAAGTTGATGGACACGTCGCGGCAGTCCGTGATCTTGGTCGAAGCCGTGGTCCCGGCGGCGCCGTAGTACAGTTCGCCCTCAAAACTCATCTTCATGGCGAGGTTCCTTTCATGCTGACTTCAGTTGGTGACCGATCCTTCCCATTCCTTGGAGAAACGGTCGAGTTTGGCGTCTAATGCCGGCCCCATGAAGGGCCGTTCGGGGTATTCTCCCCCGCGATACTCGCCGCCGAACTCTTCCGGCTCGGCGGCGCCGCCGACCAAGCTGGCCACCGGGCCGATGACCGCGATTTCCTTGTCGGCGGCGTAACGAATCGCTCTGCGGAGCAAGCCACGGCGGCTGTGCGGCGGCGCGCCCGGCTCGGACGGCTCGGGGTCCGTCTTGATGGAGGCGATGGCTTCCTTTCGGACGCTGGCCGCCGCATGGCTCAGGCTACGGTACGATCCCTGCTCGGCAGCCTTAACCACCGCCTGGGTCTCGTCGCTTACTGTGCAGCCCGCTCCGAACATGGTCAAAGGCTCCGACTCAATTTGAACTTCAAGGTAAGGACGCCCGTGAACTGCCGAAACTCCCGCAGGTGGCTCGGATAATACGCCGGTTTCCTCGCCCAGCCATAGCACCACGCCTCGCCGGCCGCGGCCGTTTCCAGCCGCTCGGCCACGAAGGCGTCCTTGATCTCTTCCAACAGCCGCACAAGCGGGTCGATCGCGTCAGGCGTGACGGCCCCTTTCTTTCGGACCGCCACGTCGATGGCAACCTGATCTTCGGTTTCGCCACGGCTGGCGATGTCGCCGGCGTCCTCACGAATCGCCACGTCCACGTGCAGACCGTCGTCTTTCAACTCGGTCGTCAGGTCGGACAGCCTTGTTGCGGTGAATTGCTGGCTCCAGGTAGTCCCTGTGGCGTTCAGCTTGTCGGGCACCGCTTGGGCAATTTGTACGATCGCCGCGTCGGACATGGCTCACCTCGTCGAAATCCGCTTCGTATGCACGCGGATGTACTCGCCGCGTGGCTCAACCGGCTCCCAGCAGTCTTCCTGCCCAATGGGCAGAACCTCGAAAACCTCCTGCGGCTGCCGCGTAACGGCCCTGATCTTGTGCCCCGGCTTGGGCGTGGCGATCCGACCGCACAGCGTCAGGGCCTCGGCGGGGAATTGCCAATCCAGGTCGATATGGCGAATCACCACCGCGTCGGTCGTGGCGTCGAGCAGGTTCTTGGGCCTGCAAGGCACAGCAACCATCTCGTGAGTGTCACCATCGCCCTCGTACACCACAGTTTCGCCGAGGAGCCGCGAGGTGATTTTGCGAGACAATTGCTGTGCCCGTGCCACTTGCGGAAGCATCGCGTCCCCCGGTTAGAAGACGAGCGATGCAACCACATTGCTGCCACTGGCGGCGCCAGCGGCGCTGCCAGTGGCCTTGACTCGGACGTACCGCTTTACGTCGGTCGGCAGGGCCACCCGCTTCGTCGCCGCGGCGCACCCGGCCCCGCCGGCTCCCGTCTGCGTCAAGACGATGCCGTAGAGGGACACCTCGCTGCCGAAGGCAGAATCCGTGTCGTGGAAGACCTCGTACTTCATCGTCTTGGCGTCGGCCATCGCGCCGACGGCCAGCGCGGGGGCTTCGATCAGCAGTTCGACGGGTTCCCGGTTGTCGGACTTGGCCGACAGTCCCAGGTCAAGCCCGTCCGTGGCGATCGTCGCGGCGCCGTTGGGCAGCGCCTTCGAGACGCTGAGCAACTTATCCTTAACGAGAAACGCGCTCATTAGAACACCTCGTTCATTGGTTGGGGTTGTGGATTGGTCCTTTCGCTCCGTCGCCGCGATTTACAGCGCGAGCGTTTCGGTGTTGACGATGGAATCGGTCACGGCGATCGGCAGGCCATGCGACTCTTGAGGAATCGGGGCCGGCGCGCCGGTCGCGTTGGTGGCCGTGCGGGAGTTCTGCAATTGCTTGAGCGACCGCCGGGACATGAAGAGCGCGTCGGGGTAGACCCCAACCGGGAACTTCATAATGGCCTCTGCGATCAGGTCGTCGGTCAGGCCCTTTCCGGTATCGGCCGTTAGTTTCTTGATGCGCACGGCGTGCTGCGTCGAGAGGAACTGCAAGCCGGGCAGCGCGATCAACTCCTGGTGATAGCGCGAATAGGGCTTGTTGTTGGCGTCCAGGCTCTCCCGAACCTCCAGTTCGGACACCTCCATCTGGACGTTGTTGCCCCAGACCCATTGCAGGAACTCCGGGCCGAACGCGACCAGCCACGCGCTGCTGGCCGTGTTGTCAGACGTGCCGCCGGCGTCAACGACCATGTTCGTGGCGTCGTAGCCAGCCAACAGGCCGGGGAAGCCCTTCGCGTCGCCGAACGTCGCATGGCGACCGTAATAGAAGCATTTGCACACGGTGCGCCACGAGGCGCGCAGGTGCGGCCCCGCCTGGCGGGCCATGATGACGTCAATCGGGTCTTTCGACCGCTTGGCCGCCACCACGCCCACGCCCCAGCGCGGGTTGATGTTGAAGCACTCGGTCAACCGCTCTTCCTGGCGGGCCTTGGTGTGGTCCGTTCCCTCGTTCACGTCCACGAACGAGACGGTCGGGTCTTCGACGGTAATCAACGTGGGATAGTTGGTTCCGTCGATGCCGCGGGCGGCGCCGACATTGGGGATTTGAATCCACTTGCCGGCGATGCGCATCCGGCCGGTGATTTCCGGGAACGCCTGGGTCGTTTCCTCGATAAGGCCCTCAGCCATCTGGCCTTTCACGAGGTCCAAAGTAGTCAGCAAACCTGTGGGCATGATTCACGCCTCCTTGGGCGAAATGAAAATAGGTTGTGGAAAGGTCAAATGGCCGGCTCGGCCGATCCGCTTACTTCGCGGATTTCTCCTTCGCTGCACGTTGGGCGGTGACGAACTTCGCCATTGCGGGCGTCAAGGCCGCCGCCAGCTCGTTCGGCACTTCGGGCGACGCCGCGCCGCCCGTGACGGGCTTCTCCTCGCCGAGGTTCAGCGAGTTGAGCCTGGTTTCCGCGTCGGTGGCCTTCTTCTCGGCGGCTTCGAGCTTGGTCTTCAACTCGCCGACCTCGCCCGCGTGGGCCGAATCCTTCGCCGCCAACTCGGTCTTGTGCTTCTCCCGAAGCTGCTCGACGAACTCGGCGTAGCAGTCGAGCATCGGCTTGGCCTCGCCGAGTGGTCCCCACTTCGCCGCCAGTTCGGCGCCGAAGCGGTCCGCGTAGTCCTTTTGGCCGGCGATCAGTTCGGCCTTCACCTCGGTCGCCGTTTTTTCGTTCTTCTTCTCCTCGGACATCTGATTCTCCTCCAGGGAAAAATGCGTGACGGAAAGTTCCGCTTCGGCGGCGTCGCCGGCGGAGAACTCGCTCTGCGTGAAGGGGTCGGCCCCATACGGGCACACCGCGACGCCACGCAGCAGACATTCGCGGACAACGGTCAACGGCCCGAGTTCGGTCCGGCCGTTGACCTGCGCCGGTGCGCCGGCGCTGTATTCCTCCAAGACGAGACCGTTGTAGAGGTCAAACTTGACCGACGCCTCGTAGGGAACGCCTGCTCGGCCCTTGGTCAGAATCTCGGCCGCTCGGTCGTCGGCCTTGGCACTGACCAACTCTCCCTCGATCGCCAACGAACCGCCGGAAGCGTCGATCTTGTCGGCGTAACCGACGACCTCGTTCTGGTTGTGGCAATAGTCGAGCGTGACGCGGGGCTTTGCCAGTTTCATGCCGGCCACGTCGAAGACCATCGGCCCCCAATACCAGTGATTGAACACCGCGCCGCTGCTGGCGGTCAGCTTGATCGGGCCACGGCCGGCGTCCGTGGACTCCGACGCCGCAAACTCGCAAGCACCGGCGAGGAATTGCGCCGCCTTGGCGGGAACCTTTTTCGTGACGGTCGGCATGGCTCTACTCCTTGCTCGCTTTCGACGATTGCTTCTCGGCTGGCCGGGCGTCGGTCAACTGTTTGACCAAGTCGCCATCGACCGCCCAACTGACGGGAACGCCCTTTCCGCTGCGGGCCTGCTCGGCGTAGTCAATCGCCTTGGCAATCTCGTCGATGTTGTCGTAGTAATCGCCCTGGTCGGCCTCGATGCACACACGTTGCGGCGTCGTAAGCCCGCCGGCGATGGCCTTCAAGTTGGCAGTGACCTCTTCCAATGGCCGCCACCACGGCATACCGCGCGGCACCCAAAGCCACGGCTTGCCGGCCAACGTCATCGTTTTCGGCAACGTCAGACGTTTTCTGCGGATCAACTGCGCGAACTTGAACGCGGCGACGCGGTCGAGCAGCTTCCGCACGCGGCGGCGCTTCGGGTCGCACGATCGGTCGTAACTGAGCCACGCCGTCTTGTTGCCAAAGAAGTTGGCCACGGACTCGTCGAACAAACCATAAGGGAGGTCGAGGCTCTTGAGCGCGATCTGCGTGACGAACCGCCAGAAGTCCTGGAGGTTTCCGCCTGGGTTGTCCGAATCGAGGAACTTGGCATCGTCGCCCGGCTCCATGTCGAGAAACACCGGCCCGCGGCCGAAGTCAACGCTGTAACTGCTCTTGATCGGGTTGCCGTTCTCGTCGAGATCGACGTTGATGGTCCCGGCGGCCTGATTGGCGTTGCGCGTGATGGCCATTGCGAACATTGAGGCCACCTTGCTGCGGATCATCGCGTACTCTTCAGCCTCGTACACGTCCCGCAACTGGTTGTAGGCCGTGGCCACGGGCGACACGCCGCGTTGCTGGTCGTACCTCGTCCGGTAGGCGTGAAGGTGGAAGTTCTCGGCGGGAACCTTTCGCTCGAACTCCAGGGTCGTCCAGCCATCCACGCGGCGGTGGATCGCGTATTCAATCGGCCGGCCGCTGGGCGTGGTGCGGACGCCGTTGAACCAGGTCTCGCCATTGGCCACGCCATAGAGGCCGGCGTAGGACATCCCGCCCTGGGGATCGCGGACTCGGTCGGACTCGATGCCCTGGATGCGCCCGCCATCCGCGTCAACAAACAACGTGCCGCAGTCGCCATCAAGCACGGCCATCGTCTCGTTGATCTGGACGTACTCGGGCAGGTCGCACAGGTTGCACTCGTCGAGCCGCTCCGAGGCGAACTCTTCGGCCATCATCCCTTCTACGTCGTCGTCCAGCGTGTCGTCGCCGGTCCGGGCCTGAAAGCGGTGCTCGCAGACGTAATTCAAGTGCTGCCGGATCATCCAATCCAGCAGAGACGAATTACGCCGCAAGGCGCGCATGCCGCCAATCAGTTTGCGCCGGCTGGTCGGGCCGAGATGCCGGTCTTCGTGCATTGTGGCCGACGACGGGGCCTTGCGCCGCCCTTTCTCATTGAGGGCGTCGTAGGACGACGAGATCACACCCTGATCGGAGAGTTCCGCGACACCGTTGGGTGTCACGTCACAACAGCTATATCCGAGAGCGAGGGTCATAATGAAAGCGATCATCGCGGCGACTGGCTAAAACCCGCCAAGATAAACCGAGGCGGCAACGGGGCGTTTGGTCTGCATGACAGAATCCTCGGCCTCCAACTGCCGAAGTTCCCGACGCAACGACTCGGGATCAAACGTGGTGCGGTCCGGCGACACGTCCGTGGCGCCGGTCTGCAACAGTGCTCGAATCTCTGCGATGCGTTGGGAGTTGTCTGCCATGTGGGTGAATCTAAGCCGTCGCCGGCGCGATATTCAAGGTTGAAAGTGAAACAAGAAGCGGAAATCCCGTTTGTTTTATTCCCCCCCAATGCGGTTTTGATGCTCTTGCTCGATGAAGTATTGGCCGCAGGCTTTGCATCGAACGCGGCGCCAGATGATGTGGGTCCGGGGTTGGCCCGTGGGCGTGATTCCCGGAAGATATCGCTCGCGCACGATCCGCATCGATTCGCGCTCGGTGCTCTGGCACTTCGGACAGGCGGCGGGGATCACCGCCACCACCGCATGTTCGCTGTTATGTGAACCGGCCGGTCGGCCGGAGGTCTTTCTGTCTTTCGCCATCGTGCATCCTTACAGGTATTGGACGTTTTCCTTTGCTTTGCGAGCTGGCTCCTTGGGCTGTGCCGCCTTGGATGCCGACTTCTTAGGAACCGCCAGCGACATCCCGCACATCGAGGCCGCCACGTCGGCCATGTAGCTGGCGTCGAGATAGTGGTTGGTATCGCGCTTCGGCTTCCAGTAGCGTTTCCACGCCCCTTTGACCACTTCCTCGACTTCGCTTTCCGCCGTTATGTGCTTGGCGTAGCTGAAGTGGCTCTTCTCGTCCTGACTCATGCCATTCTTCTGGCCCAGTTGCTCGGCGCTTTCGCCAAACAGCATCAGTGCGCCGGGCTTGTCGGGGTCCGTCATCCAGCGGTCATGCTCCCACGCCTTCCAGAAATCGGCCTCCATCGCCACCAGCCACGTCCGCTTGGGCTTGAGCGTCAAGAACCAATGGTCGCCGGCCTTCTTGTCCGGCGTGTTCTGATTCGGCGGCGAAAAGCTGGCCTGCACGCAACCGCTGGACTTTCCGAAGCCCATCGCGGGCCGGAAGCCGACGCCCAGGTCCCGGCAGGCGTCGTAGACAGCCTGCGTGCGCCACCCGGCGGCGATCAGCGGCAGCTTGACGGGCTGGCTCGTCCCATTGGAAAACGTGTAGGGGAAGTCGTCCATCATCGCACGGCGAGCGTTGATGGCCTGTTTCAAGGCGTCGTCCAGCCCTTCGTCGCTCCCCCGCGTCGTGCCCCAGACGTCCTGCACGCCGTAGTCGATGGTATACCCGGTGACAAGGCCACGCCGCTCGTTCAAGAGCCAGGCCCGGACGATCCAGTGCAACGCGACCTTGCGGCAGTCGATGCCCTGCGTCAGGAACACGCAGCCGGGCGGGATTTCGCGCCGCTTGAAGCCGCTTAATTGCCGCTGGATGCGGCTGGACGAAATGGACGATGCGATGACCCCGACTTCCTCGGGTGGGTCGTTCTGAAGTTCGGTCAACGCCGACTTGAGGTCTTTGTCCGCGATCCAGTTCAGGTAGGATTGCAGGGTCGAGACCTCGGCCGGTCCGCCATCGCCCAACGGCTTGATGTTGAAGCGGTACGGATTGCTGGTCTCGTAGCCCTCTTCGATCTGCTTGCGGTGGGCCAGATACCAGCGGTGCGCCTCGCGGGCGTCGGGGTCTTTGTCGCCATCGCGGTTCTGCCGCATGGCGATGTACTCTTCGGACAAGCCCCAGTTGGTCGGCAACTTCGTGATGAGTTTGTGCCGCTGGCCGTGGAAGGACGGGCGCTGCTTGCGATCGGTGAAGACGTAGGCCGCGCACGTGCGGTTGAGGAGCGTGCAGAGCATCACGCGGGAGACGTTGCGGTCGGGTCCGCCGAGGCCGGCCACGTCCGAGTCGATGATCTCGATGCGTGCCTCTGTTTGGATGTCGCTACGGGCGGACTCACGGTCGTCGATGTCGTCGATGATGGCCAGCGTCGGGCGCCGGTTGCGGATCGAATAGCCGCGGATCGGACCCTCGATGCCGAGGCTGGCGAAGATTTGGGCGTTGGCGCAGGACTCGACGTTCTTGTTCCAGCGGTTGGCCCGCAAGGTTTCGGTCCGCACCCTCGGGAAGATGATCGCCTCCGACCCCCATTCCAGATCGGTGTATTCGCCGTAAACCGTCTGCTTCACCGCAGCCGCCGCCCATCGTCCGATGGCCAGGATGGGCGTCATCAACTCGGGAAAGTCGGCGGCGAACTCCGGCGACTCCTTCATCGCGTCCTTCAGGTTCTTCAGTTCCCGCGCGGCGCGGCCACCGCTCTTGGAAATGATGAGCGGGAAATCGGTGGCCCCCTTGACCGCCAGCCACAGCGCCACGAAAAGGGCCGACCGCGTCTTGCCGTCGCCGCGCGGCCCGGCCACGGCTTGGTCGTCGGACTGCTTCGCCGCCTTGACGATCGCTTCGACCATCTCGCGGCGCGACTGCGTGAACGGCTGGGCGAAAATCCAGCCGAAGTACGTGGACATGAAGAGGTAGGGGTCTTCCAGACAGGCCAAACGCCGCTTCACGCTCTTGATTTTCGGGATGGTTACATCCCGAGCGGCGGCGCGTTGCTTCGCCTTTCGTAGTGCATCGCGTTGCTTCTCGGTTTGGCTCATTGTGCTGGACGGACGGACTCTCTCAGCGAAGCAAATGCTCCAGGTGGGAAACCTTTCGCTGGCCTCGAAGTAGTACCTTGCTTGCCGAACGGTCAGACTTCGTGCCGATCAATGCCCTCTTCACAGAAAACCCTTGATTCCACTAGCCGTGGTTCCGGCGCTGGTGATCTTGGTGATTACGCCGCCGTAGTAGGTTCCTGGCGTGCAGCCAGGAATGACGCCTGTCGATCCGTCGAACATGACCACACTTACGTTGCCGCCGGCGGCGACAACGAATCCACGCAACGGTGGCTCATAGTGATGGTCCAGTTCCACGGGATCGACGATTCCGAAGGGTGGATCGGCGAAGGTCGAATAATGCTTGGCCACGTCTGTTTCTCCTCATTGGTCAGTGTTGGGTGACAAATTGAGCGTCGGCAGTGGCGCGGGGGCCTGCCGCAATCGCTGGTGGATGCGGTCAAGTTTGGGCTTGATGACAGCGCCGGTCTCTGACTTGATGCCATCGCCCAGGTCCTGCAATACGTCGGCCAGATCATGGCCAGCATCGCGGAAATCGGCGATGTTCGCCGTGCCGCCGGCCTGATGCACTTGCGAGCAGAGGTTCCATTGGGCCATCTGGATTTTCTCGCCCCGATCCAAGTGGTCGCCCCACTTCGTGAAGAAGCGATCAATCCATCCGCCTTTGCCAAACATCCGCCACGCGATCAGCCCGCCAAGGGCCAGCAGGGCGGCGAACGACAGGAAGGCGATCGTGATACCCAAGCCGAGCCGGGCGACCATATCGGTGAACGACGACGGGTCGGTTAGTTTATCGCTTACTGCAAACAGGGCGTGCATGATGATTTCTCAGCGGACGGAAGGACAAGGACACAAACAGCGTGTCCCGCCGGCGCAGAAATAGGCCCGCGCCGGCGGGACTTCTCACTTGACATATCATCCGCCGCGTCTGGCGGCGCGGCGTGCGGCCCTGCGATCATGGCCGAAAATGCCACGCACTACCTTGCCGGCGCCGCAAACGTCACCAACGACGGGCCGCCGCCGCGAACGTTCGTTGCTCTCACTGCAAGCCGTTTCGGTCGTGGTGACC